TCGTGACCGGTGATGAAGGATCGTCTATCGTCGCTTTACTCTTATCAATCCTGATGTACGTCTACTTTTTCACGCGCGACCCGAAATTAGTATGGTCCCTGTTTTCCATGGTCAGCGTGACGTTCTCAAAAGCAGTGGCGTGGTATTCGAGAGTAGAAACGTCCATGCGCGTTCAGGAGTTAAAGTTAAGGTGGGGTGCGATCGGCACAGTCTTGAAAACAGTTTTGGCAAGTTCCGCCGATGACCTCAATTCTCGTCTTCGGGCTCCTTAGGAAGTGCACCCGGCACCTCCACCTCGGTGAGGCCGTTGATGGCGAATTCACGGAACACACGGAGTGATCCTTCCAAACGGTGGATCTCTCTGGTCATCTCATCGATTTGATTTTCAATTTTCTTAATGTTATCGAGTACATTCACGATCATTGTGTCGTTGATTTAAAAATTACACACATCTTTAAATCAAGGTCATGCTTACTCGAACCGGATACTTCATCACCGAAGGTCCATTAAAGGAGATAAAAAAAGAACTCACCGTGCGGGCAGAGGTGAATTCTGATTATGGATTTCCTCCACCGGCTTTTAGGGTTTACAGAACAACTAAAAAGGGAGTGTGCGTTCCAAGATTCTACGGAAGTGCTCGACTTGGAGAACCCACCGGTGATAAGCGACCTGAACCCGCTCGAGCAAAGTTGGAATTTCACGGACAACTCCGAGATGCCACCCACCAGAATGAAGCGCTTGATCGAGCTCTGGAAGCGGGTTCGGGGGTCCTTTCACTCCCGTGTGGCTACGGCAAGACCACCGTCGCGTTGGCCATAGCGTGCAAGTTGGGCTACAGGACTATGATTGTGGTTCACAAAGAATTTTTAGCCAATCAGTGGCGAGAACGCATACAACAGTTCTGCCCAGGGGCTGTCATAGGCACGGTGCAGCAAAACAAAAAAGAAATCGAAGGTTGCGACTTTGTGATTGCCATGCTCCAGTCGCTGAGCATGAAGGAGTACGACTTCAACGATTTCGATAGCGTGGGAACTTTGATCGTGGATGAGGCCCATCACATATGCGCCAAGGTGTTCAGCCAGAGCTTGTTCAAGATGTGCCCCAAACATGTCTTCGGGTTGTCGGCCACACCCGAACGCAAGGACGGCCTCACCAAGGTGCTTCACTGGTTCATGGGCCCGACGTTCTTCGCCGTGGAAAGGAAAAACCAACAGCAGGTGGAAGTGTTCCCGGTGGTGTACGAGAGTGAGATGTTCAAGAACCCACCGCCGTGTTCGAGAAATGGAAAAATAAGTTTGGTGAACATGATCACCGAACTCGTGGAGAGCCGCGAGAGGAATGCGATGTTAGTCAAGCTCGTGAAAAAAGCTTCGGCGGGGACAAGGCAGTTGTTGGTTTTGAGTGATAGGCGCATGCACTGCGAAATGCTCCATCAGTGTTTTCCCGAAACTTCAGGGCTTTACATGGGTGGAATGAAGGAAAGTGAACTGCAAGCGTCGAGTGAAAAGAAAATCATCTTCGCCACATTCAGCCAAGCCCACGAGGGGTTAGACATCCCAAGCCTGGACACGGTGATTTTGTCCACACCGAAGTCAGACATAGTCCAGAGCATCGGGCGCGTGATGCGAGAGACCAAAGGTAAGCAGAACCATCCAGTAATCTACGACATCAGTGATCAGTGGTCCTTGCTCCCGGCCATGTACTACAAGAGGCTCAAGGTGTACAAACAGGGTGGTTTTAAAATTCACGGAAAGGTGAAAGACGACGACGCGCGTGACTTCCCTCAGGGAAAGTGTTTGATATTTTAATCTGCATTTGTAATAACAATGTCTGCCGGGGCTTTAGTTTCTTTAGTGTCCAAGGGTGCGCAAGACGTATTCATCATGAACAACGAAAGCGAAGACAGCCACTTCCGTGCCAAGTACACGCGAAGGACAAACTTTTCGCAGTTCCCTAAGCTCATCAAGACTATCGACGACAAACACGCCTCCATCGTGATCCCGTCTTTCGGGGACATCATCAACGCCGTGTGGTTCGAGGGCTACAACCTTCCAGACTTATTCTTCGGTTCCACCGTGGACTTGTACATCGGTGGGGTCAAGGTGGACAGTCACAAGTTCGACTACATCAGCGACGTGTGGCAGAACTACATGGCAGACACGTGGGTGAAGAGCCAAGAGATCAACAACAAGACATCCACGACCAACACGAACTTCCAACCCATGCACTTTTTTTTCTGCGATCACAAAGCCTTCCTCCCGTTGTGTGCCATCCACAGCCACGAAGTGGAGATACGGGTGAACTTCGACCTCACCAAGTTTAACGGCCGCACACAGGCCCAGAAGACGGTGCGATGCTACGGGAACTTTGTAGTCTTAGACACGGACGAGCGCAAACAATTCATGGAAAGAAAGATTGACTTGCTCATCACACAGTGCCAAAGCGTCGAGGCGCCGCTCACTGAACACGTCACTGATAATGAAATCCAAGAAGGTGGACGGAACGTGATCGACATCTCGTCCTTCAATCATCCAGTCAAGTCATTGTTCTTCGGGTACGTGGCAAACGAGAGCAACGAACAGGACGACAGGTTCACCTTCTCCTCGTGTGACATCATGTTGAACGGACAGCCACTGCTCGAGGACATGACACCCACCTATTTCCACACCGTGCAGAACTATTACAAATCAGACTACGGCGTGTGCAACTTCGTGCTCTCGAACAAAGTCCCACTTTACACGAGATACTTTGCCTATCACTTCTGCCTGAACGCATCGGATTACTTCCCAACCGGGTCGACAAACTTTTCCAGGTTGGATTCGGCACGCCTCGTGCTCAGGGGTGTGGAGAAAGGCCAGAACCGAGCATCAGACCAACACCTCACCGTGTACGCGGTCAACTACCAAATCCTGACCATACACCAGGGATTGGCCGGCATACGATTCGGATCGTAATTAAATTCCCTTAATAAAGTAGGATGCCGTTCGTTGGTTCGACCGCTAAATTCGACCAGTTGTTTCTGGCCAGGCTCGAACCACAGAATGTGGAGAACCGTCAGACGGAGGAAAACATTTTCACAGGTGACTTGGAAGCATCCAATGTGTTCACGTCGAACATTGGTATTTCCAACCTGTACCCTCCACACAACTTCGACTTGGGTACGAACCTGTGGATGAATGACGAGACGGACATCGTTTTGAGTGTGAAGAAGCAGACGCAGCTCGAGCGCCTGTTCGTAGAAAATCAGATTGGTGTGCGCACAAACAACCCACTTTTCGCTTTCCAAGTGGGTGACACCGTAGGGTCGCGGGTGTTCGTAGATAATGAGGGTGAAGATCTCTTAGTGGTCGAGGGGAACGTGAACTGTACAAACCTTGTCTCGAAGAGCATCCTCGTCGACGGGGACATCACCGTCGACGGGAACGTGTCGCTCAGTAAGATTACAATCGACGAAGGAATTGAGTTCGGTTCGAACATTGCCATCAACGACGTCGGTGACCCGGTTTTACAAATCACAGGAAACACCTTGACCGTGGGCACGGCAAACATCATAGGCGACTTGGTGGTGACAGGAAACGCCCTCGTCACGGACAGGGCCACGTACGCCCAATTGATAAACTTGTCCGTGTCCAACGCCATCATCATCGTCGGCGACGGGAATGACGGCACCTTCGACACATCCATCGTGTTCCACCAAGATCCATCCAACGTGTTCATCGGGTACATGCCCAACGACGAAGAAATCAGGATGGGGCGCACCGATTCCGGCCCGGCCGACGATAACATCACAATCCTGAATGAAGACGTCAACGTGCACGTCCAGGGAAAACTCTACACGTCCAATGGGATTGGCGCGTCCAACTTGAACCCCATTCACGACTTGGACGTCGGGGCCAACCTGTACGTGGAAGACACCGGCTCGAATGTGCTCCACGTGTCTGGAAATACATATATAGAAAATCTCAACCTCGGCAACAGGTTGCGGCTCGGTAGCAACGTCGTGGTGGACGATCAGGCAAGTAACGTGTTCCAAGTCACAGGGAACGCCGCCTTCAACGTGTTGTTCGCCACCGAACGTGTGGGGATCGCCAACACCAACCCCATCCACACATTGTGCATCGGCTCGAACATTCACGCGCACGACACAGGCGATAACGCCTTCGTCGTCCACGGGCGCACGGTGAGTGATTACTTCATCGGACAGAGTAACATCGGGGTGAAAACGGCAGCCCCGCAGGAGGCGCTCCACGTGGATGGGAACATTCGCCTCGGTGGCCCACGCACGGTGGACGCCAACTCTGAGAAATTCATTAAATCCACGGGGAAGATCGTGGTGCACGCCGACGACTACGGAACCGATAACACCTTCAACTCACTTTTATTGAAATCAGGTGCGGTGACGGCCAACGTGAGCTCCATCGAAGTGTCCGCCGGGGCCACGAGCGAGGCTACACAGTTTGTGAAGTTCACCACGAAAAATACCCAGAGAGGGGTGATCGATAGCCAAGGGCGGTGGGGGATTGGGAATGTGAGTCCGTACGCCACACTCACCGTAGGAGGGGACGCCCTCGTGACTGGCTCGAACACCTTAGCCTTCGGTAACGTCTGGGGCACGTCCCAGACGGGGACCCGGATGTACATGGACCCAGTGGTGGGCCAAGGCTTCATCCAGAGCCGCGTTGCCGCGAACAAAGGCATGAATTTCAACGTCACCTCGGGTAGCTCAGTCGGGAACACAAAGTTGAGCATTTTGGAAAGTAACAAGGTTGGGATCAACACGGCCACACCCGAACCCGTGGGTCTTCAAGTGTACGGGAACGTCTTCGTGAACCAGCAGGTCACGGCGAACAACAACTACAATCACGAACTTGCGGCGATGACGGTGACCCACCAAATCCCTGTCCAGTCCACGAGCGACATTCGAGGTGTTTTGAACCTGTGTCGACAAGGGACAGTTGGGCAGTCCACACAGGGTGCGAGGGCGACACTCGCGTTGGGGAAGTACGCCATCTCCTCGGGGACTTCCAAGACGAGATTGGACTTCAACCTCGCTGAGAACGACTACGCGGTCGCGCAGCAAGTCATGACCGTGCGAAGCGACGGTAAGGTCGGGATCGGCACACACCTCGGAGCAGCCACGGATGACGCGGCCAAGCTCACAGTGTGGACCTCGGGTGGAGCCAATCCAAGGAATAACGGGGTGTGGGTGTACAACTCTAACGACGCAGCGAACCAAGACGCCATCGTGTGTTGCGAGGTGAATGACGCCGGTGGAAATGCCTTTTCGTCGTACAAAGTCACCACAGGCCAGTACGATGGGTGGGCCGTGGGTGTCGAGGGGGAGACACAAAAATTTAAAATTTCCTCAAACGCCGCCGCCATCCAAAGGGAAACCCGCCTCACCATAGATAACTTGGGAACGGTGGGGATCAACACAGACACACCAGAAAGTGCATACAAACTCCACGTCGACGGGGACGTCAAGATTGGAAACTTCTTAGCCTTCAAGGGTGTGCAGTACGACCAAGACAACTTCGTCCACTCCTTCATCGAGGAACGGCAGTACGACGTGTCTGGGCGTTCGGAAATTTTAATGTTCAAAGGGAACGATTCCGCAGCCACCGGTGATGGCCCGGATCAAATCAGGCACATCGCTGGCCAACACGTGTTCCAGGTGTACAACAGCACGTCCGAGATTGATCAAGACATCATCGATGGCATGAAGGATAACGAAAACAACATCACCGCAATCGGTGGGGACACCATTTTCCAGACCACACCCGCGGCTTTGATCACGCGGAACAGAAGATTACTCCTGAACGAAAACCAATCCAAAGAAGCCGACATTGGGAACGACGTCCGACTTTATGTGAACGGGGACATTCGCATCCCGTACGGCTCACTCATGGATTTCTCGAACTGCACCATCACTTCCACGGCCACGGGTAAAAACTTTTTCGATTGCCAAGAAGAAAGCGACTTATCCTTCCGTTTCGGCCCAGATGGGAACAACGAAAAAGTGCGCTTCACGAATGACGGGAACGTGTGCGTAGGAACAACCACGGCCACGACGTTGGTAAACTTTTACGACGAAGCAGACACGGACGTGGACGTGCTCACAGTGGAATCACCCGCGGCGTCCACGGCGAACAAGTACGCCGGCATAAGGGTTCTGAACGACCCAGGTTTCGGTGGCTATCTTCGCGCGAAAAAGAGATCCAGCCCTAATGCGAACACCTTCACCTTAGGGGTGTTGTCGAACGACACGTCGGTGGACGTCATGCACTTCAACGCCGATAGTAACGTCGGCGTGGGTGTGTCCAACCCTCAGACCAAGTTCCACGTGTACGACGGCACCGCCCGCGTGCAGCACTCCACGGCCAATGCTGTGGTAGAATTCAAAACTTCCCACGGGACGTCGAATATTTACGCCGATCGCAGCGGCCACTTGCACATCGCCCCGTCGTCGGGGTCGAACGTCTACTTGGAAGGTGACCTCCAGGTGTCTTCGAACATTAGTTTCGGTGGGCGGATCGAGTTAGGGACGGCCGTCGGCGTCGGCATCGCCGAACCAAGCACCACCCTCCACGTGAATGGGGGGATGATCACCAACTCAGATAACGTGGCATGTAAAAGGTACAGCTCCACTTTTTTCGTGGACGTGGGTCAAGGGAAAAACATCAAGTTGGAGTTCGGGAACGACGCCTTCTACGCTAAAGTGAAGGCCATCCTACGGGACGCGAAGAGTGGGGGTGAGAACAACATAAGCACCATGGTCCTCGAAGTCCAAGGTGGGAGCTCGAACGGGGTGCAGTCCAGCGTGCCCATCGCCGTGGGCACGAAGAACGTGTTCGGTGGCGCGAACCCTAACCCGTGGAGCCCCATCGTGCGCACGACATCTAATCAAGTTGAAATAACTCCATATAACACTACAAACACTAACAAATACTACTACGACATATACGTGAAGGTAATTTCTGCAAAGAATGGCAGGCTTTCCCGTATTTTAGCGAATACTTCCCAAAAGGCGACCTATACTTACTAATCACGTAGTCGAAACACTCGCTGCTACCAATCTTCTTTGAAAACTCATGCGCGCACGTGAGAGCGTCTTCCGTGACGTCGCCCCCACGTTCGACGAGGTAACGCAGGCAATTCATCTTCCCGAAACGCGCGGCGTACGTCACGGCCTCGTGATTGAAAGGACACCCGTGTTCGATAGCATAGCGTAAACTATCGAATTCACCCGTGGCGGCGGCATACTTCGTTAGGGTTTCATCCCAAGGACACCCCCTTTTATGTAAAAACTTGAGTTCACGCAAGTCCCCCTTCATAGCGCACTGCATCGTGGTCGACGGGTGCGCTATGAAGCCGAAAGGCGTGTTCTTACCATGGAGCTGACCCTTGGCGAGGAGACAGTCGAGTTCGAGGCGGAGTTCGCGGCGGTAGTTCATGTGTCAAAAAGTGACGTCACTTTTTCATCGCGTCCGTGATCGCCAAGATGATGACACCCATGATAAAAAATAATACTAAATAGTTACATTCACTGTCTTCCAACGTGATTGGCTGTTGGTCCACGACTTTTTGCGCCTGTGAGGCGGCGCTCGCGGTGGTAGCGGCGGCGACCGGGCGCGGAGGTTCGTCTTCCTCCAAGGGGCACAATGCCAGAGGTTGCATCTATAGTAATACTCAGAGATTAATTTCTTTTCTCTTGCGACCCCGCTTCTTGGGTGCCGCTGGAACAGACACCTCCTTGACTTCCTCTGATCCACCACCATCCGCGTCCCCACCTCCATCAGACACGATGTCCGACACGTCATCCGCGAATTCCTCGGGAGCAGTCTGTTCGGGTTCTTCCTGTCTGGTGTTCATCGGCATCGGAGGCATCATGATACCATTCATGAGAGTGCTGATGTCCACACCAGGGCCCTGCATTTCGTAGGAACCGTCGGCACTCGTGCCACCACCAGCCTGGGCGGCGTTGTTCGCAGCCGTGTTCTGCACCGCAGCCATCATGTTCTTCACCAAGTCGGGGTTTTGCTTCACCACCTGACCGATGTCTGGGATAGCCGCCTTGAACATGCTGTTCGTGAGGTGATACATCATGGCCGAACCGGAAAGCATCAAGATCAACTTCAGCTCCGGGGCAACCTTCATCGAAGAACGGTACTTCACGATGAGTTCCTCGAACACGCTGTCGTAATCTTCCAAATTTTCGTGCACACTGTTCGACCAACCCTCGAGTTGTAACTCAAAGGGGTTAAAACGTGTGTTCAAAAATTCCAAACCCGTGGTGCAAGCAACCAAGACCTTTCGAGCAAACTTAACGCCCTGCTCCACCTCGATGCTGTACGTCACGCGCTTAATCTCCGCGCGAACGTCCTCGATCGGGGAGTACGCGTTGAGCTTGCGGTTCACGGCGTGGCCCTTCTTCGAAAGGCGCTCGAGCTTGTTCAACAAGTCAAGGCGCTCCTCTTCCACGGACGTGTAACCCCGCGAAGGCTGTTCCTGCGGTAAACCAGCACCGCCGTCGTCGTCTCCGTAGTCGTCGTCGCCATATAAATCTTCCATAGGCGGCTCGTCGTAGTCATCGAAGTTCGTAGGCATCACAGGTGGTGGCTTGGGCGCACTCTGCTTCGTTGGGTTCATAAAGGCGTCGATTTCTTCCTGGTGGAGGTCCTCGCCACGAGGCGGGGGTGCCGAAGGCTTCCTAGGCATAGGCTTCGGGCGCGAAGTGCTGATTTCAATTTCGTCCATCATCGCCTGCTCATCGGCACTCAATTTCATCACATTGGCTGAAGATCGGTCGATTACGATTTCGGTCATCTACTCTCTATGTTGAAATTAAGGGGCTACGCTTTAACGCACTTTTTTTTTCTTCACAAAAAGTATAAAATGCTTAACCTGAACAAGACGAACCGAAACATGATCGCCGCGATCGCCATCTTGCTCGCCCTCATCTTCGCCATGGGTGCCTTCAAAAGCCGATACCAGGAGGTGACTTTGGCCGAACCCGGCCCGGAAGGATCCATCCTCGACCTCCCGAAGAAGTCCGAGTGCGTCGCAGGCTCGCGCAACGAAGGTGAAAGCACGTACTCCGTGCCCACCCCAGGTGGTCTCTGCGGCGCCGAAGAATTCGTGCGCAAGTCTGCGGGTTATAAATTAATCTAAGCTTACTTTAAACCATGGCTCAGATCACGGCCAACGCCACGATCCCTGATCTCGATTACGAGTACCACACCATCACGTTGGACAGCATCGGCCAGGCAAGCGCCAACACGTTCACGGCTTACCTCACGCAGCCGCTGAAAAACGTCGTGCAGGCCAGGCTCCTCGGGGCGCACATCCACACCAGCGCGGCGACCGAACACTGCTACGTGTCCATCGAAGAACTCAACTCTAACTTTAACGATCGCGCCTCCAACGTGTACGGGGGGCAGGCGTCCATCACCGCCGTGCGATCGTCCTTCGCCTCAATCATCACCGACGCCGGGACACACTCATCCGGGGACACCCTCGTGAAGTTCAAGGATGAATATCCCATTGTCGCCCAATACATCGATCCGATCAAGCGCGTCGAGAGGTTCACGGTGAAAATCATGGACCAAGAAGGTCAAACCATCAAGAACGCGAGCGTCAGCGGGGACAACTTTTTGGTTTTGCGTTTTGTCTGCAGAAAAGGTAATTTGTAATTTTCTCGAGGTATTATAGTAAAACATGTCGTACCAGCTTTTCACGGCCCTGGGCGCCCAAGACGAATGGATCTCGGGCGGCGAACCAAATAGTTCTTTTTTTTCCGCAGTGTACAAGCGACACACTCCGTTTTCGCAGTGTGTCGAAAAACAAAAAATTTACGGCAAACCCGTCGAAGACGGGCTGTCCAGGATCGTTCTCGAAAGGCACGGGGATTTGGTGGGATACACCTACTTCGCCGTGGAACAAGGCGGGGCCTCGGTCACGGTGAACGACTGGACCAGGCTCATCAAGGAAGTCTCCATCGTCATCGGTGGACAGAAGATTGACACCATGACCTCCGACTTCACCGAACGCATCGCCGTGGACATGTTTGCAAGAAACGTAAGCAAAAGCTCGAACGGCCCACACGGGGGTGGGGTCTCCATGTTCTACCCTCTCAGGTTCTGGTGGAATGAAAACGTGAAGAATGCGCTCCCACTGTGTGCGATGAAGTATTCCGACGCCGAACTCCACGTGCGGTGGGGGCCGGACGCCGACCAATACACGTGGTCGTGCTTCTCCAATTACTACTACTTGTCCGATCAAGAACGCGAACAGTTGGCCAATAACGAACTCAACATGCTCATCACCCAAACCCAAAAAAACATCGGTGGGAACGAACGCGTCCAAGAACTCACTTTCTCACATCCGGTCAAGTTCATCGCGTCGAGCAACACCGCATCCACGTCCGCACTGCGTTCACTCAATAATAGAATCAAGATCGCCATCAACGGCACAGATCTCAACGGCGGGTTCAGGCATGGGCGGCCACACTTCATGGAAGCCGCACACTACTTTCACACGGAAAACGTCACCTCACCAGATGTTTTCATGTACAGCTTTTGTAACAACACCAGCGACGAGAACCCGTGCGGTTCCTTGAACTGTAGCCGCATTTCCTCATTCAGAATTTACTCTGAAACCGACCCTATCGTGGACACCATCTACGCATCGTCGTGGAACATCCTTCGGGCGAAGAACGGGATTGCGGCCCAACTCTACTCAAATTAAAATACGACCCTATATTAAATGGTGAAAAACCTCTCCACTATCGAGAGATCCAAACAGGTCCGCCTCGGTAGAAACCAGCCTGATCAACAGGCTGAGAACACCATCATTGTGAACGCTTC